GAAACTTCTATCAGAAATTCCTTTATGCCAAAATTTTCCATCACCTTCGATTGGATCTTCTTTACATCCCTGAACTATTAGGGTATTTTCTTTTACCTCAACTGTCAAATCTTTCTCAGCGAACCCAGCTAAAGCAAATTCAATGACACCTGTGTCATCTTTTTCTTTTATATTGTATGGTGGGTAAGTTGATACTCTTCTGAAACTATCAAAAAAGTCATTGTGAAAACCAAGAAAATGGTTACGTATTAGCTCTAATTCATTCATATAAACCTCCTATTAAAGCAAGATTGTAGGACCCATTATGGCATCCTATAAGTATTATATAAGGGAATCTAAATAAAAATCAAGTTTTTTCATGAAGGTATCACCTGCACGGTTAAACTTTTCACCAAGCAATTCAAAACGCTGAAATGTCAAATCACGTGAACACATGAGAATGACACCCTGGTCTATGTCCGTTCCAAAGAGTTTGTTATGGGCCATGGCGTATGCTGAAAGCTGCATTAAGTAATCTTGTATCCATTCACGCTTCTTGGGTCTATTTGTTTGCTTGAAATCAATAATTGTAGGTCGTCCTTTGTAGACGCCAATCATGTCCGTGGTCCCCGCATATTTGCCTGGATAATAAAGGTGCACTTCCGATCCCCATATTTCCGTAATGTCCTTGAAGGCTTCCTCAACAATCTTTTTTGCCATTTTCTCGGCTTGTATGCCTATTTTGGTAAGATCCTTGTATTGTTCTCCGTTCACTAAACGTTCTATATATAGGTGGAGCGCGGTTCCAATCTGGGAGGAATCCTTGATGATTTTCTCTGCAGCAGCCTCTCCTACACGGGCACGCCATTTTTTTAAAAACGCTTTATCTTTTGTTTTATTTAAAACAGTTGTAACGGACGGTAAGCTTTCACCATCGGGTGTAAGGTATAACCTTGCATCTCCATCCTGTCGTGTAAGTTCTGCGTAATTATATTTCTTAATTATTTGCACGGTGCATTATAGCACAGTTTACTCACCAAGTAAATCTTTATACTCTTTGGTTAGGTAACGGTTGATTCCTGATGTTGAATAGGGTTTTTTTCCCACGCGTGATAGCTCCGCAGCTGCACGGTCCTCAAGGGACATCGCCGTTGTTTCCGCTTCATCAATCATGTCGTCAAGGAAACTTCGACCCCACCATCCTTCGGATCCCATCTCCTGGTACCAGTCATCCATTGTTTTTCTTTTCTCTGGATTGGCACGGAAGAAATCCGAAACTTTTTTAAATCTTTGCGGGTCATTGTCCACCTTTCCGCGTACGTAATTCATGAAGGTCCCTGGATGTGGATCCAGCCAACGTGATGAGCCTTCCGCTAAATGTTCCGCAATGCCAAGACGTGAATCATCACTAAACCCTCCAGTTCCTTCTTTTCCACCACCTTTATACCACGACGATGGGGCATCTAAATTTTTTAAATTTCTAACAGGACGTGCTTCTGGGTATTGTTTAATAATATTAAGGACACGCTTCATTGCTGGGCGTCCCATTTTTTTAGCTAGTTGACTTAATATTCCGTACATATCTATCTCAGTGAGGCGATTCCGCCACGGTTAAAATTTGGATTTCCCATTCCAGCTGGTCCATATGTCGTTCCAGTGTGAATTTTTTGTCCCACGGGTCCTTTATGTTCTCCAGCACCACCATATTGATCGGAGTGCACGTCATTCCAATCTTGCCAATTTTGTAAATTTGCTTGGTTATCTTTTTGTTTAGAATAATTCATTATATAATTAGCATTTTCCATTTGTGCTTTGTTAATGGCATTAACTCTGTTTAATTTTGTTTCTGGCTGGCCTGGGGCATTGAAAAATGTTTCATCAATTGTGTGCATTGCTGGATGAAAAGGATGAGCTGTAGAAAAATGAGTACTTGGTTGATGTTGAATATTAAAATAAGGAAGACGTTTATATTTATCATATTTTTCTCCTTCTTTTAAATATGCGTAAGGATGAGGGGCGTCTCCGAACATATTATGATAATTTTCAACTGCGCCGTGTGTTCCTTCATGTCCTAGTATTTCCGCTTCAGTCGCAAAATTAGATCCTCCTGCTTCCGTATAATCTGGATCAATGCCAATGCCATATGGGTTGTCATAAAATTTTCCGTGGTACAAACCAGCAGCACCCTCATAATCTATGTAGTCAATGATATTTCCTGAATCAATATATTCTTTTAAAAAATCAAGTGATACTTGAGGATATCCTTTGTTCGGAAAAAAATTTCCACCTAATCTAAGTTCAGGATTATCTTGTGCATAAAGATCCATTAAAGGTATAGTTTCGCCTTGCATATTTACAGGTGTAATTTTTTCATGTGGGCCTGAATCACCAAAAGCTTTTTTTTCAAATCTATCCATCGCTGTATCTATTTCTTCTGGAGTTTTTTCACCACCCCAAAAATCCTCTAATTCTTTTCTCCTCCAATCTATAAGTTCTAATTCACCCATATTTTCCGACCACTGCGGTGTATGAGTCGCTTGTCCTACTGGTATGTAAGAATAATCAGGATTTTCCATAACATTTTGAGAGGGTAGAATACCTGCTGGGGATTCTGGATTTTTTACCAATTGAGAGTCCCATTGCGAAGAATCGTAAGGATCCCTCATTATTGAGGGATTAATAAATCCCCACGGTGCTTGAAGTTGACTTAAATAATCATATATTTCTTTCAATCGCTCAGTATCAAGTCCAGCCTTTCCATCAAATCTTGTAAAATAATTTGCCATGACCTATCCTGCGTTCTGCATTTGTTCTGCCATCTCATGGGCGCGCGCAGATGTCTGTTTGGCCCATTTTGAATCCAGCATTTGGACGTGCGCTTCAAAATAATTTGGTGGATCCTCTTGAAGCGCCAGCCACATTTTTCTAAACTTGGAAACTCCTCTCCCCCCAAGCTGAAAAATCATTTCACAGATTATAGTTTTTGCATCATCTGAAATCTTTAGCTGTGAACACATGTCGTGTGTCTGATCAATTGCTGACTGTAAATCTTTTTCTAGTATATCTTCTAAATATTCCTTGTCATATTTTTTTCCGTCCTCCCAATGGTCTTCCACGCAGAGGTGGCCGTAGCCCACGGTTCTTTTTGAAAGGGTATCTAAGTACACGGTGTCCCTGAAACCTTCGTGTTTCTTAACTGATTCTAATAATTTATCGTAGTTCATTACATCATCGCCGTATAAAAAGCCTTGAGAATTAAACCCAGCACTCCGAATGAGACTGTCCACACAATCTTGAAGATTGTATCAATCTTTTCAGAAAGATGATGAATATGATTGTCCAGCTTCTGGTTAATCAATTTTAATTCACCGTCGATCTTAATAATATCTTCACGGTTCTGTGTCATTTTTTCATCTTCCATCTATCTCCTTAAGGTCATTAGTCCACCTTGGGCTGCAGCACCATACTGTGCTGCCAAAGCGGCATCTGTATCACCTGTATATAATGCTTGTGCTGCACCAGGATTTAAAGTATCACTTGTATCAAGTGATGACCCCGCAACCGGAGCTGCGGAAACCATTTGTGTTTCTTCTACCATGTCTTCTTGGACAGGTTGATTAGGAACTTGAGGCGCCATAGTAGGAGCCTGTAAATTGCTTTCTTTTCTTGGAAGTAAATTTTGTATCTTGTTACCTATGTTCTCTTGCACACCTTCGAAGAATGTTCTTCGTTTTTGAGGACGTACAGCTTGTTGCTCCATTGCTTCAAGCTCCCTATCTATTTGTTCAATATCATTTTTAAATGTATAAAAAATTCTAGCCATCGCCATGTTTCTTGCACGTTCAGGTAATCTATGATCAATGGCATTCTGAAAGACGCGCATGTTAATTGGATTGGTTAATATTTTTCCTGTGTGTCTAGTTAAAAGGGTACCTAAAAGAACCATCCCTAAATCAGTTCCACCAAAAAATCCACCAATACCAGTGGCTGCTGCCGCAGTTCCACCGTGGGCAACAGGTTCAATGTTACCAAGTGGCATGAATGATTTAATGGCTCCTCGTAAACCGGAGATCTGTGCACGTCTAGCTATGAATGTACTAATGTCTGGAACACCATACTTAAATACATCCTCTACCATATTTACCCATGTCTCAAGATCACTTACTGTTGGAAGTTTTGCTGTACTGCTTTCAACTCCCTCCATTACAGCACCTGGAATGGCACCTCCTGGTCTAACAGTAGCGTCAAATTGAGTGGGGTCAAATTTACCTGGGTCAGTGGCTGTAGGAGCACGTCCTCCTCCTGTCGTAGGAGAAGCACCTGGCATCATTTCTTTTAATGACTGGTATCTGTTTCCAGCCTTGTCATTCAATCCTAAAATAGATCTAAATTTTTTAAAATTAATTTGATCAATTCCTTCTTTCGTTCCTTTCTCCACTGAATCCTCAAAAGCATCCTGAAGAAAACGTCTAGTTGTCTGGTTGAATACATCCGGTCCCACTATATTTTTAAAAGATCGGATAACAGATGGATGGTTAGCATCAAAAGCCGTCGCGAATAAATCATCCGCAGCTTTTGGTCCTTGCTCCGCTAGTCTTAAAGTAAATCCAAATTTACTCACACCCTCAAACTTTTTGGCTGCAGCGCTATCAAAAAGAAGCATGCCATTAGAGGCATAGTTGTCAAAGTCATCCAGCAATCTTCGCGCTTGACTATTTTCAACTGTTCCTAAGGAAGCTTCTGTTGACTTTTTAATACTCGTTAGAGCACTCATTATATCAGGATTCTCCTTGTATCTTTTTGCCCAGTGCTCTACATCCTTGAACATTTTTTCAAGTTCAACGATAGAAAATTTCTTCCTCGTTCCTACTACTTGTTGAAGTGTTTCATTCACCCAGTTGTAGAAAGCTTTTTCTCCTTCCGGAAATTTAGTAAGAGGGCTAAGTCCTATTTCAGGAGTATCATGTCCCGACCTA